TATGGCACATATGCAAGAACATTTGGCGTTAAAGTATAGACAGCAAGTTGAACAAATAATAGGTCAACCATTACCTGCAGAAGGAATGGCATTACCTCCAGAACAAGAAGCCTTATTAGCTCAAGCAACAGCACAAGCAACTCAGGAGATTAGTCAAATGGCACAGCAAATAGCAGGAACAGGTCAATTCGATCCTATTGTAAAATTAAAAGAACAAGAACTACAAATAGAAGCTGCAGAAGTACAAAGAAAAGCATCTGCCGATAGAGCAAGACAAGAACTCGCTGCAGCAAAATTACAACAAGATGGACAAATAAAAGAAAGAGAAATCCAATCAGACGAAGATATAGCAGCATTAAAAGCACAAACATCAATGGCAACAAGGAGATAATTATGGGTAAAAGAGAAGCTAAAAAATTTATGCAAATGAGAAGAGACGAAACAGACCCAGATAATATAGCAATACTTGATTTAGATATTCAAAGAGAGCTTGGTCTTGACCCTGAAGAATTAAAAGAAATGCTTGGAAAAATAAAAGTAAAAGGTAAAAGCATGGGTGGTTTAAGTGGCACTGGTGAAGATATGCAAAACTATATGGCTGATGAAGCAAGTGCAGCAGGAAATTCAAAAGGTGGAGGTGCTGCGATAAAAGGGATAAAGTTTACAGGTCTTAAATAATGGATTTTCAATATCTTTTAAAAAAGATAGTAACAGAACGACGAGCAGAATTAAGCGAAATGCTTATGTCGAATGGTATTGCTTCTATGGAACAATATCAAAATGTTATGGGGCAACTTTCTGCTCTTGCCCACGTAGAAGAAACTTTAAAAAATGTAGCAAATAGAATGGAGAATGCTGACAATGTCTAAAACACTTTTCGTTCCTGACCACGTAAAACGAGGTATAGAACAGGAACGCTTGGCTGAGAAGTCAACTTCTAATCCTTTAGATCCATCTACGTTTGGATTACCAAAGGAAGAAGATAATAAATCTGCCCTTGAAAGGTTACCAAAACCTACAGGTTGGCGAATTTTAATCCTTCCTTATACGATACCAAAAGAAAAGAATGGTATAATCTACGCAGATGAAACTATAGAAAGATCTAATTTAGCAACGAATACAGGTTATGTTGTTAGTTTAGGTCCAGATGCATATAAAGATGAAAATAAATTTCCTGATGGTCCTTGGTGTAAAAAAGGTGATTGGGTTTTATTTGGTCGATATGCAGGATCAAGATTTAAAATTCAAGGTGCAGAGCCTCGATTATTAAATGATGATGAAGTTTTGGCTGTAATAACAGATCCTAGAGATATATTAAACGTATAAGGAGTAACAAATGGATAATACACAAGTTCAAGAAAAACAAGAAGTTGAGGTAAAACCTCAAGAACAAGAGCAACTTACTTTAGATATAGAAGTTGAGGAAGAGGAAGAAGAACAGCAGAAAACTGCTCAACAGGAAAAAGATGAAGAACTTTCAGATCATCGAGATGATGTAAAGAAACGTATAGATACTTTAACTTGGAAAGCAAAAGAGGCTGAAAGACAAAAACAAGCAGCACTTGATTATGCAAAAAAAGTAAAAGCAGAAAACGATAAATTAACTTCTAAGTTTAATCAAACTAATGAAGAACTAAATACTCAGTATGGTGGAAAAATAGAAAGTCAATTAGCTGAAGCCAAAAGAGCATATAAAATGGCATATGAAGAGGGTAATACTGACGCAATGGCTGATGCATCTGCTTTAATTGCAAAATTAAGCGTTGAAGAAGAAAACGTAAAAAAGAAAAAAGCAGAAATTACTCAAGAAAAAGAAGCTAATGTTGAGGTAAAGCCTAAAACAGTAGAAGAAGAAATCGCACAAACTCAACCACAGCAACAATATTATGATGAAAAAGCACTTCTTTGGGCTAGTAAAAATAAATGGTTTGGAAAAAATAAAGCAATGACCTTGACAATTTATGATATTCATCGTACAATGACAGAAGAAGAGGGCTATGATGCTACCTCAGATGAATATTATGAAGAAGTGGATAGAAGAATTAGAGAAGAATTTCCTCAACGCTTTACAGCAGAGGGGGAGTACCAAGAACCAGAGCCAAAGAAAGGTTCTGCATCAGGAACAACACGTAAAAACGTCCAGACGGTTGCTCCTGCTAATCGAAACGTAAAAAATGGACGCAATACTATTCGCTTGACTAAAAGTCAAGTGGCTATCGCTAAAAAACTTGGAGTACCACTCGAAGAATACGCAAAACATGTGAAGGAGCCAGTTTAATGACAGAAGAAAACAAGAATATGAATAGAACCTCACGTGCTGCTGAATCTCGTTCAAAGCAAGAACGCAAAAGACCTTGGAAACCAGCATCGTCTCTTGAAGCACCACAGCCTCCTGAAGGCTATAAATACAGGTGGATTAGAACTGAAGTAAGAGGGTTTCAAGACCAGAAAAATGTCTCTGCGAGACTAAGAGAAGGTTTTGAACCAGTTCGAGCTGATGAGCATCCAGATTTTCCTGTGCCAACTATTGAAGATGGAAAGCACGAAGGAACTATTGGTGTGGGAGGACTTATGTTGGCGAAGGTGCCAGAGGAAGTTGTCGAATCAAGAAATGAATATTTTCAACAACAAACTGAAGATCAAATGACTGCAGTCGATAACGACCTACTGAAAGAACAGCACCCCTCTATGCCTATTACAAAGGAGGGAGGGAGTAAAGTAACCTTTGGTGGTCCAAGAACGAAAGTTTAAGGATTAATTTTAACTTTTAATTAAGGAGTCATTCATGGCTAATACTAACCTTGCCTTTGGCTTACAACCAATATCAAAATTTGGTTCTAATGTCAATAATACAGGCATATCTGGATATACTCTTTATGAAATCAAAAACGATAATTCGAATAGAATTTATCAAGGATCTCCTGTGATACCATTAAGTACAGGCTTTATCGATATTGTCGGTGCAGCTGCAGGTGGATCAGTTGGATTACTTGGAGTTTTTGGTGGATGTGAATTTGTATCCTCTACTACAGGGAAACCAGTCTTCTCCAATCAATGGACAGGAAGTGGGGCAGACTCTAATTTCCCTATTAAAGCGTATGTGTATGATGATCCAATGCAACTCTATAAAATTGCAGCAGATGCATCCGTTACAAGCGAAGCAACACTTCGTGGTAATGTTTTTGCAAATGCTAATTTTGCAGCTGGTGCGTCAGGATCAAATACTACAGGTATATCATCTGCAAAGTTAGGAGTAAGCACTATTGCTACTACTGCAGCTTTACATCTCCGTATTTTGGGATGGCAAGATGATGAAAACAATAGCGATTTTGCTGCTGCAGGTATTCCTGTAATAGTAAGATTAAATAACCACTTTAATTCACCAAACGGTGGAATTACTGCTGGTACTCCATCAACAACTGGCGTATAGGAGAGTGTAATGCCTATTTCACGAGCACAATTAGCTAAAGAGCTAGAGCCTGGACTCAACGCCTTATTTGGTATGGAGTTCGCTAGATACGAAAATGAACATGCAGAAATTTTTGACACAGAGACTTCTGATCGAGCATTCGAAGAAGAGGTAATGTTGTCAGGTTTCGGAACTGCACCTACTAAGTTTGAGGGATCAGCAGTAAATTTTGATACTGCAAATGAGTCCTTCACAGCAAGGTACACACACGAAACTATTGCATTAGCGTTTTCAATAACTGAAGAAGCAATCGAAGATAATCTTTATGATCGTCTTGGAGCAAGATACACACGTGCATTAGCAAGATCAATGGCACATACAAAGCAAGTAAAAGCTGCATCAATATTAAATAATGCTTTTACTGCAGGTGCTTTTGCTGGTGGTGACGGTGTTGCTCTTTGTGATGCATCACATCCATTAACAAGTGGAGGAACATTTAATAATGAGCCTTCAGTTGCAGCAGATTTGAATGAGACTTCATTAGAAGATGCTCTTATTACAATCTCTGGTTTTGTGGATGAAAGAGGATTAAAAATCGCATTAAGAGGCATGAAATTGATCATTCCACCTGCTTTACAATTCGTAGCTGAGAGACTAACTCAAACTACACAAAGAGTTGCAACAGCAGATAATGACATTAATGCTTTAAGAAATATGGGAATGATCCCACAAGGTTATGTTATTAACCATTTCTTAACTGATACAGATGCGTTTTTTATCAAAACAGATGCACCAAACGGATTTAAACACTTCGAAAGAGCACCAATTAAAACTCAAATGGAAGGTGATTTTGACACTGGAAATATGAGATTTAAGGCGAGAGAGAGATATTCTTTCGGGTTCTCTGACCCAAGATGTGTTTTTGGTTCTCCAGGAGCATAAAAAAATTTTAAGGGGTGACTAGTCAGTCACCCTTTTTTAATATAGACTAAAACAAACCTTGACAGTTACATGGTGTAACTGACATTTGCCAAGACAAGGAGAGTAACATGGCTAATACAACCTTTTCAGGTCCAGTCCGTTCTAAGGGTGGATTTAATGTAATAAATGAGAATAGCACTACAGGAGCTATTACAGAAACTGGCTTTTCAATAAATTCTACAGGTCAGTTAATATCTTTAGGTTCAAGAAAAATTCAAACATTCGTTGGAACACTTGCTGGTACAGACACAGCTTCAGCTTATGCTGACGGTGATTGTTTAGTTGAACTTGGTACTTTAAATACCGATCATCCAGATGCTTTAGTAACAGCATCAAAGTTTTTTATTCATAAAGCTGTTATTGGAATTACAACTGCTGCTGGTCAAACTTTAGTAGGTAACTTAGCACTAAGTGCAACAAGTGGAACAGCAACTAATGCAGCAGTTTCTGGCACAGAAATTGTTGGAGCAGGTGTAGATGCTTTCTCACCAACATTATCTGCTGCATTAAGTATATCAGAAGTAGATATCAACTTTAATAATACAGCTGGTAATTTTCATGTGTTTGAGCCAAATGTATCTGCCCCAATAGCAAATACATTTTTGTATGCAAGAAGCACAACAACTTTAAATGCCGATGCAACTGCTGGTAGGTTCACTGTTGAATTAGAATACTCTGTATATTAAGGAGGATTAAATGGCTGCAACAAGATCTGATGTAAAAGCATTTAACCATAATCAAGGTGCAAGTGCTGCTGTTGTTGGACCTGCGAGATCAAGAATAAGACAGATAGTTATATTCGCTGATGCTGCAGGTGCTTTAACAATAAAAAAC